AATTTAATTGTTGCATAAAAATCTTCTTCCATCATGGCGTTAAATTGATTGTAATTATTTCGTAGTTAAAGTTTTCTTCATTATAAATTTTAATTCTTTCTATCAGGTGATTTAAAGTATAATTTTTTCTTGCTTTGTGAGTGCAATCATCGGAAATATCATAAAGCATTGCTTTTGTTTTATTTTTACCCTTTCTTAAAACTCTACCAATACTTTGAAGATTGCGAACTCTGGATTTACTTGGGGATGCAAAAATAACATTATGGAGGTTTCTAATATTTATTCCAGTAGAAAATACACCATAAGAAGCTACGATGATTGCATCATTCTCTCGTTCTGTTATTTCTCTGACTTGCTCTCTTTCTTCAGTATCAATTCCTCCATGGACAAAAAATACTTTACGATTTTCTTTTTTGTTCTTATTAATTAATTCATACAAAGGAAGTCCATGAGTCTCGACTCTAGAAAATAATATAAGAGTATTACCCTTTAAATCTAAAGCAAGGTTTTTAATAAAGTTATTTCTTTTTTCGTGAGATATAATAAATTGAACTTCATCTTCATAAGTCTCAAAAATCTGAGGAGTATGTTTTAACACAAGACAACGAATATCTAATTTGGATACGTGTCCCTTTTCCATTAATTCTGCAGTTCGTGTAACTTTATATGATGGTCCAAATAAACCTTCAAGAACCCATTTGTGAGTTTGAGTTCCATCTAAAGTTCCAGTAAATCCAAATCTATATTTTGCATGATGAAGTTTAGTCATAATTTCAATAAGTGATTTGCTCTTGAATAAATGAGCCTCATCACCTATAATTACACCATAATCTTCAAAGAATGAACGTTCTAATTTATATACGGATTGCCAAGTAGTAATGGTAACAGGATGTTCGTTTGTCTTTTCTCTACCAGAATAAATTCGGTGACAATATGAATCAGCATCCCAACCATAATCCTGAAAATCCTTGTACATTTGCTCTACAAGAGATGTCGTTGGAACAACTAAAAGTATTTTTTCGTGTTTACTCACATAGTATCTTACTAGAGAGTAAATCATCAGAGATTTGCCTGATGCTGTGGGACTTATCAATAGCCTTCGATTATGCTTTAACGCATCACATACTCCATCTATTTGATAATCCCTTGGAGAGTGGGAACAAATAGATTGCATATATCCTTTAACACCCTCAAGAGTAATCTCTTCATTTACTTCAAAGGGTAATCCGTAGAATTTATTTTCTACAAACTTGTAATTGTATCCATAGTTTTTACAAAAAGAAATTAATCTATCCAACAGACCTACGTAGAGCTGCTTGGTTCTCATGTCGAATAGATGAATTTCTCCATTCCAATTTCTACCTCTATATTGAGGCATGAATTTTGCATTCGGTACTTCGAATTTAAAGTGATCCCGAAGTTCATATTCAATGTGTGGTTCACATTCTATTTTTAAATAAACTTCGTTGGATTTAGAAATTATTAGATCAAATTTATCAACCATAACCTGCCTGGAATTTTAAAAATTCGATGGCATTCTTAATTTGGTAAGTTCTATTTTGAATTACTTTAAGAATACTCTCTAAGTAATTTATAATGGTTTCATAATAGTCTATTTTTAAACTAACTTGAGACAATTTCTCATCTGCATCTAGATACTTTTGTAAAGTATCTTTGTCTCTAATTTTTTTAGGGAATGGATTTTCTATATAAACATCTGGATCTGCTTTACCAGTAAAATATTCATATCTCTCGTGCCTAATATTTTTTCTTTGTTGCTCTGCTTTTTTCTTTAAAAGAATGATGTTATTATATAAATCAAAATATTTTGCATGTAAAACTGGGATATTGGTAGATTCTGTATGCAAATTATCCATGTCAATTTTAGAATCTTCTTCCCACATTTTTTGAATCATTTCAAGGTCAATAATCATAGTTTATTTCCACTAGCATCTAATATATTGTAAATAGTATACTTGAATGATACTTCTGCTGTAAAGTATTCGACATCTGGATTTGTTGAATCAAACTCCAATGCAGATAGTGAATATGGGAACATATCTTTGAATACAACTTCAAATTGAACGCGATTATTGCTATTCAGTGCTTGCAAAGTTCCATCTGAATAGATGTTCATTTGCTTATTCAAAGAAGTGTTTAAATTTGTTTCTTGTTTTTGTAAACTATAAATTTCATTCAAAGATTCTGGATATCCGAGACCTCTCATCCAGTTTTGAATTTGCATATAATTTTCTAGATTTTCATCAACAATAAATCTTAGATTAAAATCTTCAAAAACCATTTTATCACCAGGAATATCAATATCCTTCAAGTATGTTGGTTGTTGGGCAATTCCTAGACTTAATCCTGGGACATTTGCGGAATTGGAAAAGAACGATACTTTACGTGCTCTAGTTAATGTAAACTTAAACCCAACTGAGGATAAAAAGTTTCTATTTTGTATTTGATTACTAAAAGCGTTTCCGACTGCCATTGTTTTTTAACTATTTAGAATAAAAAAGGGACCCTTTCGGGTCCCTCTTGATAAATGTGACCAGAAATCACATGAGGTTCTTGATTTGAACTCTTCTGTAGTAACGGTTTGCGTTAACTTGAAGTCTGCCGAGACCTTGAGTGGTGCCTTCAGCAAATGGGTTAGCAACAAGACCATATCTGGTCTTAAAGCCAATCTTAGGCTGGAAGGTGTTCTCACCAACGGCACGAACCATTTGGAGAGGAACATATGGGCAGTAGAAGAGACCAGCATCATATGGGCTGGAACCCTTATAACCAACAACGTAGTACTGGTTAGCAGATACGTTTGCTGAATATGGGTCGATATATACGCGGAACTTACCGAGCAGAACACCAGCGAAGGTGTTACCAGTGTCATCAACGTTGAGGTTTGCATTCAGAGCAGGGGTGTAGTCGAGTACACCAGCCATGCTGAGAGCAGATGCAACGTCAGCAGAACACATGATAACGTTACCCTTACCTCTACGAGTTCTTTGTGCGATTGCGTTAGCATCACGCTCGATTTGGAAGAGTAGACCCTTGAACTTCTCAACAGACCAACGACCGTTGGAATCAACGTCAAGGTCAAATACACCAGCGGTAGCAGTATTTACAGCAGCACCTTGCTCAGCGACCTTGTAGATGGTTCTGATAACTTCTCTGTTGATCTCAGCGAGGATCTCAGTGGAGAGAATGTTAGCAAGTTCTGCTTCTGCGTTTAGACCGTGGATAGCCTTGAGGTCCTGAGCGAGTTCTAAGGAGTACTCAGCTTTGAGGGCTCTTGACTTTGCTTCAACGAGAACCTTCTCGATTGAGAATGCCATCTCATTGAACTGGTTGTCATTACCGTTACCGAGATTCTCAGAATCTCCAGTGAACATACCCTGACCAACGTTGTAACCAGAAGAACCAGTGGATGCACCAGTACCAACAGGATTGAGAAGACCTGGGTTTGAACCATACTGGGTAGTAGTACCCATACCTGCGGTTACATCGCTAGCCGCAGTAAGACCGATACCAGAGTTCTGACCAGAGAATGCAGTATCTGCTTCGTTGAATAGAGCTTCGGTGCCAGACTGATCGCTATAGCGTGAACGCATTGCGAAGATGAGTCCAGTAGGACCGCTCATTGGTTGAACACCAGCGAGGTCATATGCAACGAGGTTAGGCATTGCACGTCTGATTAGAGAAATCAGAACTGGGTCAAAACCTGCTACAGGACCACCTGCAGCTGCGGAACCTGAGAAACCACCAGATGCACCAGCAGCATTACCTGCATTGGTTGGGGTCTCCATGAGAACGCCGCTTGAGAAAGCTTGCTGTTCTCTTAAGAATTTTTCTTGGTTTTCGAGCAGGACAGCGGTTACAGCTCTTCTATGGGAATCTTTGATTGGATCAAGACCATCATAGTCGAGAAGTGGTGCCCACTTTTCCTGCAGATGCTCAGTTTGGAACATTTGCTTTTACCTTTTACTAAGTGTAATTGTGTTTTATTTGAATAATATTAAGTTCACTTTTTAGCAACAGCTGAAAGAGTTCTCAAGTAAGCGTGCATTGAATCTGAGTGATACTCAGTAGCAACGTCTACTCCTTCAGAAAGAGTTTCAGTTTTTGCTTGTGGAGCAGCTGTTTTTGAAGGGAAATATGATTCCTTCAAAGTCTCCAGTTTTTCACGATATTCTACGTCACTTTCAAACTCAACACTTTCGGCAAGTGAAGCGAGCTTCTCTTTCTGAGAAAGTGCTAGACCCTCAGAAACACTATCAAAGATTCCTTGTGCAACCGACTCGGAGAGACGCTTGTTTAGGGAAATGTTCTTCTCAATCTGCTCGTTGAGTTTTGTCTCCATTTCATCAAGTTTTTCTACCATGCTCTCTAACACATCATATTTATCTTCAGGGATTGATACATAATGCTCTTCAAAAAGTCCTCTCATTCCTTGGAGGAATGATTCGGTCATTTCGGTCTTAAGACCATGCTCAATTGCTAATTCGTTTTCTGAAATCCATTCTTCAGAAACATACTCAAGGTAAGAATCGATTCTTTCCTCAAGAGACGCCTTAATAGCATCTACTTCTTCAATAAGTCTCTGCTCATACTGAACTTCTAGTTCTTCTTTAATTTCAGAAACTTTTGATCTAAGGGCAGATTCAAATACTACTTTTGCTTTTTCTTTAAACTCTTCGGAGAGTTCTTCTTCATCACCAGTGTTTAAAAGAGCATTGACATCTTCTTCAATATCAAACTCTTCTTTCTTCATTTTTTTGTCTTCTTCCTCATCCTCTTCATCATCTTCATCTTCGTCATCCTCTTCTTCTTCCTCTTCCTCTTTAGAAGCTTCGGAAACTACTTCTTCTTCAACTTCTTCTTCAACTTCATCAAGATCTTCGTCCTCTTCAATTTCTTCTTCGATGAGGTCTTCATCTTCTAGATCTTCATCTTCTTTTACTGCTTCACTCTTTTTGAGACCCTTCATTGGATCAGCAGCTTTAGCACCTTTATTTACAACATTCTTTACTTGCTGTAAAGTTTTTCCTGGGGTCTTTAATTCTGCAGAACTATCATCGGAACGATAGTTTTCTGGAGTAGGACCACCAAGATCTTCCCAGCTACCAGTCTGACCAGCAACTGCACCAGGTGCTAGCTTTTGCATTGGATCCCCTGCCTTTGCACCTGCATTGACAGCGGTTCTGGATTGCTTAGTGCCTGCTTCCATTTCTTGTAAATTTTTACCACGAGACATTTGAACTCTCCGATTAACCTTTATTAATTTAATCTATATTTATTTATTAAAATCTAAATTTAAGATATTATAATGAATTCAAAAATTCATTAAATAACTCAATTTTATTCTCTTCTAGTCTTCTTTGTTCGACTAAATTATTAATTTTTCTTTTGGTATTTTCAGCGAGTTTTTCACGGAGAATGCCACCGTCCCAAATCCATTCTTTACCTTCCATAATGCCTTGAACAAAAGCATCAGGAGCAGAAGGATCAGCAACAATATCAGCCGCAGTTGCAAGCATGAAGTCTTCACCAACTTCTTTATATCCTTTATTGTTCTCTCTTAATGAACCAATACCACGGGATGAAACACCAAGAGTTACACCATCCTTAAGAAGAGATGCTGCAATTTTTCCCATTGGAGTTGATAAGATTTGTGCCTTACCTACAAAATTATTACCACTTTGCTTTAATTCAGTAATTTTATGAGAAACTCTATCGAGATTTACTGTAGGACCATCTGGATGACCAAGTTCTCCTAATGCCCTACCTTTTTTAACATAATTTTCATTATAACGATTTACTTCTCTTTCCATAATCGAAAAAGGATACATTCTACCATTACGATTAACTGTTTCGCTTTGGAGGAATACACCTTGGATATACATTTGTTTTTTACCACCAACATCTTCGGTGATAAGTTCTACCTTTTCGATTTCTTCTCTGATAAGTTTCATTTTTCTTAGTTAGTAAATCCTACTTTTGTTACTTTTATAGATGATGCTGAAGCCCAGATAATATCAGTGGGTAATTTTTGTATAAATTCAACAGCACCAGATGGTAAAGTAAATGAATAAGATGCACTCGCCCCAACAGATGCTGAAATTGCAATTGTAGTTGCTGCACCAGCTCCATTATATAATCTTACGCATGTTGCAGAAAGTATACTTGTTCCAGCACCAGAAGAAGTTGCTAAATCAGTTTCTATAGAAAGTGGTTTTGTTACTTGCATTATTATATAATAAAGACTTTATTAGTTATTTATAAAATACTCAATTACCTACT